TACCTTAGCCATTACTTACCAACATTTTTTTGTGCATTTTTATGTGCTTTACTAAATGTACTACCTCTCTTCATAGAGTTAGTCATATACTGTAAATGTTTTTTAGTATGATGAACAGAATGTTTTTTCATAGTCTGTTGTTGTCTTTTAGTTAGACTTGATACATCTACGCCTTTAATTTTCATTTCATCTTCCTTAGTTTTCTAAAATCAGCAGCATTCAATACATCTCTTGGTTCAGCTAATCTTGCAATTTTTTTCTGCTTTGCAGAATATCCTTTTTTACCTTTTGGCATACTATCTCCTTACCAATCTCTACAAGCCCAGTAGCGAGCAGTAGTCTTATCTTTAGCAGTACTACATTTATGCCTAGCTCGGAATGAAGCTCTTGCCTTTGGATTGTTTTTACGAACAGGCATATTGGGGTCACCAAACATTACTTTCTTAACTTTGCCATTAGACATAACAAATACCTTTTTGGATTTACGACCATAACCTGGTTCGCCTTTCCTAATAGCACTAGGGCTATTTAGCTTTACTTTCATTCCTTGATAGGTAGCCATTAGTATCTGCTTTTTTTGCCTTTACCTTTTTTGGTCATCTTTTTTTTCTTTTTACCATACATAGTGTCTATGTTCTCCTAACTATACTATATCTCTATGAGTGATTATATAAAAGGAAATAAAAATCCTAATTACAAACCCTCTACTTCATATAGTAGTGGAAGAATTTGTTTGAAGGAAACTTGCAACACAGTTATATCTAAATATAACAAATATAGATATTGTAATAATCACAAACCTAAATCGTTTCCTAGAATCAAAGGTAGAAAGCTGCCTGATGGTTTACAAGAACCTCAGGCGTAAAAAAATTTTTTTGTCTTAGGTTAACGCTACAATACCCTAGACAAGCTAGGGCTAGAAAGGGGCATCTTTAAATGAATAAAGACAATCAACGAGGTGTTGATAGTTTTAGTATAACACACTATAAAACAAAAGAACCTCTATTGCTAGAGGTCCTAATGCACGTACAGTATGTCCATTAACTGTTACTTGCAAATTATTTTAATAGTGGTATCTTTAAATTACAAATAGTAATTATGATTAAATTGTTACAAGTAAAGGTGGCATCGGGAGCCAGAAAGCTAGGAATCGGTAACACGATACAGTAGGAACACAAACCTAGTACTCAAGGACAAAAGAAAATAATAATCTTATAGCACATTATAGCTTTTAAAGCATAAGAGCCCGCTACATCTTACTGACCCCCTTATCTAATCTGTACATTATGAAATGTACAGAGTGTGAAAACACACTCAAGCAAGTAGGAAACACTACTGGTTATTATTGTGATAGTGCACCTAAACAGTGCACGCTATCTACTAAAGTTATATATAAAAATTAGTTAAACAATTAGTTAATGTATTGTTCATTACTAGACATTGTTTTTATTAATTTGTGTAAGGTATATTTTAATATCTAACAATATAGACAACGCCCCACTCACATTGACATATGGTGCTATATTCGAACATATGTTCGATAGTTTATAACATACTATATGTTGTACCACTATATGTAGTGGTTATGTCTAGGTATACTATATATTGTGGTGTGTGTGGTGGTATACTAGATGTTGATTGACAAGCACCCCCTACCATATTTGGTATGTCATTTATTATCCTTGTATCTTGTAAAGAATCACAACTAATAAAATAATCTGTAAATGTATTTGACAATAAAAGAGAAATGTTTTAATCTTAAGTAAGAAAAAAAATTATCAGTTGAAAGGGGTAATTATGGAAACACTAAACACAACCGGTTCTATGAGCCGTGTACAATATGACGATGTAACTTTATTGTATAGCTATTCAACAATTGTTGGATATGTTAAAGACTTTAAAACGGTTATCACTAACCACTATTATTCAAATACGACTAATAGACATCTCTATAATTTTAGAGAAATGTATGGAGTAAATAAAGAAGATACATTCGAACTAGGGGCGTTCTATAAAAGAGCAGAACTAGACGGCGTAAGAGTATAAGAAAAGGGGTATATATGAAAAAATTATTAGAACTATTAGAACAGTATAAGACGCTAGAAATATCTTATCTTAGCTTTTGGCAAGATGAAGAATATTACACGGCGGAAGATACAATAAAAGCAAAAGAAATAATTAACTACGGTATAAATAATCAATTTGCTGTTTATGTAAATGGCGAGAGATTTACAGGGTTAATATAAAGAAAAGGGGTATATAAATGAAACTATATAAAGTAAAGTACACACAAGAAAGCGAGGCTTGGGTGTCTGCTGAGAGTGAAAGTGACGCAATCGAATATATTACGGAGCTGACACAAAACGGAGGAGGCGACAAGATGAGTTGGGTTAGGCTCAACGAGTGTGGTTGGGAATTCGAGCAAGACTATGGAAAGCTTGAGAAGTTATCCGAAGAAGAGCAAGAAGAATTTTACACACACAAGACCGAGGACGGCTCTATGTGGGCTGAGGACGGTTCAAGATTATATTGGGGGGATGAATAATGACAAAAGCAGAAAGAGAAATTCGTAAAATGTTGGAAGTTGCAGAAGATAGTGTAATAAAATTATGGGCTATTCCAAAAGGCGAATTAACTAAAATACAAGAACGAGAATTGATAATGCAGCAGACAAGAGTAAATGCTTACCAAGATTGTTTAATATACTCCGGACTTCGTGAGGGTTGGGGTATAGAAGATTGCGAGGAGGAATAATGGAAGAAACAAAAGAGCGATTTATTATGCACAACTTTATCGAGGAGATTGTGTCCGAGATTGAGGAGGAACTGAAAGACGGAGACCACAGTTACCCTCAAGACATAGTCACTGAAATGGTTGACGGATACGTACCAGTTTATAACAGTGGTGTTATAGAGTTAGCCAACGAGTTGGAGGGTCAGGACTGGTCAGACGTATGGCTAGGAGATGCACCTTACGAGGGCGAAAACATTATAAGACAACTGCAAATAAATATATATAATCTACTGCACGAGAAAGTATGCAGCCACGAAAAGATAAGGGAGTTGATTTAATAAAATAATTTAGCTATCTATTAGTAGGAGCCAATAACTATTGCCCTGTTGATTGGTAACCGAAAGTAGGTAGCTTAAAACAAGTAGTAACGTTGAAAGAAAGGTTGCGAAGTCTAGTGCAGAAATGTTAGCTAGATATAAAGTGCATATAAACAGATTAGTTCCAGTTTGCACCACTACCTACTTGTTTTAAGCTATCTACAAAGATAAGCAAATGAAAGGGATATATGAAAGATATAGTAATAGAAAAAATGACAGTTTACATTGCAAGTAAACAAAGATACGATAATCTTACCGAAATAATAGATACCGTAAGAGATTTAGGTAGAAGTTCGGGCGATTTTACTGTTATTGACTGGGATAACCCAGTAGAGTATAACCTTGTAGGGAAAGAGGACTAATGAATACAGGATTATTTATTCTAATTGTATTACTTGTTGCAGCTTGGTGGATTTCAGGTGAAGTCCATAGGTTACAAGATAACAAGCAAGAACAATTAGATAATGAGTTAGCACTTGCAAGAATTGTAGGTGTGTTAGAAGAGTAACATATACCCCTTATGTATGGTACGCTAACTAGCCCTCTCCGGAGGGCTTTTTAGTGTGTAAAATAAATTTTAAAAACCGCTTAACATAAGTAAAATTACTTTACTATAATTAAAAGTATGAGTACAACAATACTTGATGTGCCTAAAGAATGTAATACGATTGCAGTTCTTTATCACAGTAACGTAGTGCAGTTTGCATCTACAAAAGATGCGATGTTCTTCTGTGAGAAGATGAGACTACGAATTACAGGAAGAGATAAACAAGGTAATGTATATCTAATCAAGGCACAAAAAGAAGATAACACTTTATAACAATTAAATAATAGAAAGGAACATCAATGAATGATGTCAACGAGCTACTAGATAGTGCAAGACAATCAATAACAACCACACAAATGAAACACGAGTATGATGTATTGTTTGAAGCATTAAAAGAAGCGTCTAATGAATTACAAAATATAAAATCATTAGAAAAAACGTGGATAGATACACGTAACAAAATTATCAGCAGACTTTATTACGAACATAAAGTAAGTATGCAAAAGATTGCAACTGTTTGTGGTATTACAAGACAAATGGTGCATTACATATGCACGGATAAAAGGAAAGAGGTAGTCAATGGCTAAATTTAATCTTAACGATTATGAATTAGTTGAGGATAGATTAAAAAAGTTTTGGAAAGATAATCCAAACGGAAGAGTAGAGACAGAAGTAATACACATTACTGATGACG